CTTATGTGCCTCCGGAACGTAAATACATTTTTGATCTTGCCACAAAAATAGATCAATTACATAATGATGTTTGTGAATTCCAACGCAAACAAAAACTTGACTTCTTTGGAATACAAATAGAATCTGTAAAAAGATATGAAGAATTATATAAAGCTTATAATGATCAATATGTTAAATTTTGTACTAATGGAAAATCAAACTATAATTTCTCCCAAAAATTAAGTGATATTATGACAAAATTAGAAGAAATGCGTACTACTATAACTGATATTTATAAATCCGCTGGTGGTAAACAAAAGCCTGTATCTGTTTGGTTTTGTGGTGAATCAGGTGGAGGTAAAACATTTTTATGTGACAAATTTGCTATACGAGTGGCGGAAAAATTGGGAACTACTGTTGCTGCCAGAACAAGTGGCGATAAATTTATGAGTGGTTATAAAGGACAAGGCGTATTTAAAATTGATGATATACTACAATATCCTGAAACTGATGAACTTGTTGAATTTCATAAATATTCATCAACTGATTCTAAAGACATTGTTGGAGCTGCTATTCCTGATAAAGGCTTCCCTTTCACTTCAAAAGTGATTTTATTAACTTCTAATTATAATTGGATAGCGCCTCCCCAGAAAATTACTGATTATTTATCCGCTAATAGAAGAAGAGACTATGTGGTATATGTTCACAACGAAGGATTGGTTAAATATAGATCTGAAAATAGTAGTGAACCTCCTTCATCTTGGTATGAAGCTAATCCAGCAAAGTACTATCTTATCAATCCTACATTTGGATATGATTTCTCCAATAGTAGTTTTGAGAAAAACCTTAAATTCGATCCAAAGGCGTGTTGGGTAATGGGTGAAATAACTATTGATGAATTATTTGAATCAGTTATAAATAAAGAATTAATGAACAGAGAAACATTTAGACAATCACTTGTCAATATTGGCCATTTGTGTAAATATCAGATCCCTTCCCAGAAAATTGAACATGACCCTTCTAAAATGTTAGAGAACAAATTTATGGGTAGTTCCAAAAATAGATTATCAACTGAAATTAAAAGAAAATATCCTGGAGATCAATTGATGTTTCAAAATTATAATCATATATGTTCATCCGATGAAGAATCTGAAGAATCAATAGTAGGAGGAACAAAATTTTCAATGGTTAAAAGATATGCTATTGTATTGGTTGGACCCCCGGGTACAGGAAAAACAACATTGTGTCGTAGCTTATGTGAAAAGCTGGAACAATTCGACTTTAACTTTCCAACAAAATTGTATGAATATATGTTAATTGATGATTTTTCCTATTCGGCTATGAATGTTGGTACTACTATCGAAATAATTAATAGATTTCATGAAGGACAAACCATAATAAAAGAACTTTATATTACAGCTAATAAAGATACTGTTTATTTCCCTAAAGGTGATGCACTTAAAGTTATTAAAAGAAAATCTTTGTATTGTGATATTTCACTTGGAACCTCTTTCAAACTTTTAAATTTCACTAAAGACATAACTAAAATATTGGCAGAAATGTCGTGGGATGAACGAAAAGGCAAACTTATTTATGATTATAATAAACCGGTACCAGTAGATATCAAAACTGGAAAGAATTTGGCTGGATTTCTATCATATTTTGGCATAATTAAGGATGATTTAAATAGAGTTGATATAATTGAAAATTATACTAAATTTGTTTTGCCTAGACCACAAGACGCTGAATTACTGGTGGAGATTGGAGTATCACTTTTTACTGATGATGTTAATGATATAATGACATGGTTTAGAGGTAAATATAGAATATTAAGTGATGGAGAATATCGTTCAATGAATTATAAAGAAATTGCAAGAAAAGCCAAACAATTTTTGCCTATGTTTAAGAGACTTCAAGAAATAGGCTGTGATCGCCAATGTTTTTCCGAAAATTTGAACAGAGTTAAAATTCCGGTTGAGGGATATTTTCCTCACACTTATGTTAAAACTAGTGATTTTGAATTTGGAATGATGTCTGAATGTGGTGTCTTGATATTTTATGAAATTAATCCTAATTCTTCTCCCATAGATATTGGTGAACATTCTATTTCTGATGCTAATGATACAGTGTTATTAACTAGCCAAATAGAAGCTTTTACTCGTGTAATTAGAAGACATCAACAATATAAATATACTGGCTTTGTACCGTTAAACAAATTGGAAAAGGAAAGAATTTCTTTTGAGTTCACAAATTTTGGTGAAGTGGTAAAATTAGTTGTACCACTCCTCTCTCTCGTAATAAATTCTACGGTATTTGTTGGCTTAACTATGACTATGTTTAATAGTGTAGAAGAAGAACTCTTCGATGAGAGAGCTAAACGCAAACCAGCCCATAACGATTACGGTAGTAATAGCAGTTCTTTCGATAAAAAGGACAATTCTCAACATAACCAGGTCAATATTAAAACTCAAAAAGAAAGAGCTAGAAGACAAATGGCACAAAAATCTAATGCCTCTATTGATTCTTCTGGAAAATGAAAAGATCAACAGCCTCAGAATCATATAAATATAAAACAAGAATGTTCCGATAGAATGTATAAAGTTGTTCGCGGTAGGGGTTGTGGTATATTATTGGATGATGAAGTGTATTATTGGAAAAGTGTTAATAAATCATGGTTATGTGTTAAAACTACAAAAGATGGTTGGACTATTACACACGACAGTGTTTTTATACAAAAAGTTAATGTTAGATCAATCTGTGGTATATCTTACAAAGGAGATGCAGACCTACCATACGAATGGGTAAATGCATTCATTAATCCACTATCAACAAAATATACATCAGAACATCATTTATGGACGAAAGTGAGGGCTCCTGATGCAATCAAGAGCACAAAGCCTGAAGGATGTGTGGACCCCGTCGCACGTGATGTTGTGAAACGACTTAAAAAGAATGCTTGTTTGATGTTAACTAATGAAGGACAATTTATTAGTCATGGATTAATGATTTCTGGAAATATTGGATTATGTAATGCCCACGTTGGTAATTATTTTAAAGTTAAAATTGATGATGTAATATATACAACTGAAGTACGAGCACGTAATTTGGCACATGATATTATGACTTTTAATATAACTGACAAGAGATATCAACCTAGACCTAGTATAGTAAGTGCATTCCTAACTTCTCATCAATTGACTGATTACTTAAGTGTAAGAGAAAACAATTTACCATTAATGTTTGTAATTTATGATGAGGACATGGTACATTCTCAGCAAATTCCTGGCAAAGCGCATCTCATAGATAATTCAAAAATTTCTATGGATGGATCAACTGTTAATTATTCATATAATTTGAATAGTTTGGGACATTCTGGTACATCAAAGGAGGGAGATTGTGGAAGTCCTATTCTTTTAATGTGTCCTCAATTTAATGAAAAAGTTATTGGTATACATCGTGCTGGTAACGTAAATACAAGTGTTGCATCAGTTGTGACCAGGGATTTGTTGATTGATATTATGTCAAATGAGTATAAATCTGAATCCGTTGTAATTAAATCTGATCCTAATGTTACTTATTATAATGAAAAAGCAAAGTGTGAAAATACTAATTTAGATATTATTGGATGTATAGATAAACCTTTGTTTATGCCCACTGCTACTAGAGAATATAAAACGCCATTGGATATTGAAATAACTTGTGAACCAAGCATTAAACATTCGCAAGATCCGCGTAATATCAATAAAATTAGATTAGACTATCAAGGATTGTCAAAATATAACGCCATAGATTGTGAATATTCTCGACAAGAATGGAAAGATGCTTTTGAAGCGATCGGTGATTATATAGTTGCTAATGCTATCTCAAAATCATATGTAAATAGAATAATAACAAAAACTGAAGCTATCAATACTCCATCAACATTTGAGTATCCTAATGCAAAACCAATAGACAGAACTGGTAGCGTTGGTTTTCCTTGGTGTAAATTATATCCTCGATTTACAGATAAGGGAGATTATCTTGAACAACATCACGATGGTTTATGGCGGTTCAAGAAAGATGAGAAAAGTCAAGCAATGTCATCTGCTGTTGACTTAATGATTGAAGATGCAAAAAGGGGAACACAACATCATGTTCCTTTCATAGCTTATCTTAAAGATGAACCACTTAAACTTAAAAAGATATATGAACCTGCTACTCGTGTATTTTTCTGTGCACCGGCTCCTTACTTATATTCATTTCGTAAATATTTTGGTACAGCAATGTGGATGTTAAATTCTATGTATATGGACATACCACCAAAAGTCGGTATAAATGGTACTAGTTTAGAATGGCATGAATTCGCTATGAAACATATGAATGTATCTAAATTTGGTTATGCTTCTGACATGAAAAATTGGGACGGAACTGTTCCATTAGTTGCTGTCCAGGAATCGCTTGGAGTATGGAATAAGATTTATCAGTCAACTGATCCGAATTGGAAACCTGAAGATGACCTTGTTCGATCTATATTACATAAAGCTGTTGAAGGGACAGAGGTAATAATGGGGAAAAATGTGTATAAGTTAAATGGATGTATGACTTCTGGCTTTCCTGCTACTGCACTTACCAATAGTTTAATTAATTGGGCTCTTCACTATATTGTTTGGAAAAGATTGGCTTTAAAACATGACCCTAGTAAGGCTGTATTTTCTATATTTATGGATTTGACATGTTTATCTGTGTATGGTGATGATAATATCATTACTATTGATTTAAGTGTACAAAAATGGTTTAACTTCAACACCTTTGTTGCAGAGGCTTTCACATTGGGATTTATTGTTACAGATGCAAAGAAAACAGGAGAAGCCCAACCTGATGTTACACCATTTTTGGAATTGGATTTTCTTAAACAGGGATTTAGATTACATAATGGAATAGTGTATCCTGTCATTGATGAATCATCAATTAATAAACAATTATTATGGCATAGATGTCCTGGATCATATGAATATAATGGAGAATGGAGATATATAACTACTCATGAAACATATACCCAGTGCTTACAAAATTTGCTTACAAAAATAGCATTAGGCGGTGAAGATATGTATAATAAATGGAAAAGTATAATTCAAAATGCTGCTAAAGGAAAGATCATGATTTTCATACCGCCCTACGCTGAGGCATTGTATGAAAGTGGTTATCTTGGTACTAATTATATTAACGTTCCCAATGTAAATGTTGTCAATCAAAACTAAATATGTCTGGTCTTGGAACAACAATGTCACCAACCGGTGAGTCCGGTTCGGTAAATAGATTAGATGCACAACTGGAAGCTATACCATCTAATCCTGCTTCCCTTGCACAAGATACTTCTATAGAAACAGTTGATCATGTGATGAAACGGGATTGGATTTGGAAAGAAACTGTAACAGTGTCAACAACAATGGCACCTGGTACTGTTTTTGCAATATTCCCTATCCATCCATTTGAGTGCAATCGCTTTGTTAAACATGTTGGAGAAATGTTTAACTGTTGGACAGGTGGAATGTTACTCAGAATGCGAATGATGGCTACTGCTTTCTATGGAGGATCTATAAGGGTAGGTTACTTACCACCCAATATGACCAAAAATCAAATAAGAAATATGTCACTAGATGTACTCACAGTATTTCCTAATGATGATTTCGATCCCAAAAATACTACTTGGACACATTTTGCTACACCTGATGAAAGAGATGTGGCATATCATTATATATCTAATAATCCGTCTGGGTGGGATGAAAATGATAAGCGCTCATTTGGAGGCTATATTGTATTATATGTTGCAGGTAGACTGGTAACTCAGTCACCTGAGTTGTCTTCTATCAATATTATAATTGAATCAGCTGGTAATTTTAATTTTACTCAAATTAATCCTCGATTTGGTACGATTGATTTTGCGGATGATAATAGTTCTTTAATCGAATCAGCGCGAGATCCTTGGAATTGGATTCCTTGCGAATTCCCTACTAAAGGATATAATGTACTTACAATTTTACCAGTAGAGTATAATAAATTATTATCTGGAGGTTTTAAATTAAAACCTCTTGCAGGTACAATTGAGAGTGCAGAAGGAATTCATATAGATAGTGCTATGTTGCCCTTCAGAAATTTATCTTATGCTAATGAATACTTTTCACAACAAACAATGCTTTCAAATTTGAATGGAACACCAACTAAGACTGTTAGAACTCCAATTGGATATATTGGCACAGTATTCATTGAAGATATGCAAGCTGTTACAAATAAAACTTTAGCAGAAACAAATTGGCAATACACTTTAGATAGAACTAATGCCGGTATTCTTAATGGATTAAATGTAGATTTCGGATATCAAATGTCGAGTACAAATACAATAGAACCAACTTCGAATCCTAGTTTTACTCGCAATATGCTTACATTCCCAACTGGTTTAACACCGACTAAAATTGCACCATTAATGAACGCAAGTGTGTATGGTTCGAGTTTTCAACCGAATTCTGCTGGTGAAAGTATTGTTGTAATATTAGATCTTCTATTTCCTGTTCCTTCTTTGCAACCTGCTCAATTTGAATTTGCACCCAATGCGGATCCTTTTATGTCTGAAATTTATGCTTTGCGTGACGTAAATGGAAGTATTATAACATACATAAGGATAAATCCCAATGGAATTATGACTGTTCCAGCATCTGTCGCACCTGTTACTATTGTGTTAACACCAGGAATGAAATTTGAATTTGTTCAACATTTACCTATTACTTCACCTTTGCCAACTAGTTCTTCAACTCGTAGACATATGAAAAATCTTAAATTGAAACAATTGATTAAGGATTCTCCTAATATGAGCAATGCAGAATTAATAAATTGTGTATTAGATTACTAACCCTTGGGCTTTCTTCTGTAATAAATTGTCGTTAAATGATTGATCTAGCTGGAACAATAATTCAAGCTGAATTTGAATCTGATAATATCTTAAACGGAGGTGGACCTCGTTTTCATCGACAAATACCAGATGAGGTTATTAACAGATCTGCTATTCAAGCTGAAATTGATCGCAATCGTATTGCAACACAAGCTTTCCAAGATCGCATCACTTCTGATCAACAACGTAATTCTTTCGAAAACAATACAAGATCACCAAACGTGGCAGGATTAGGAGCTGGAGCTGCTGCTGGTGCTGCTGCTGGAATTGGATCTGCTTTTTGGAACGGTATTTTCGGAACTGTACATCACGCCCAAGATAACGCTTCAAAAGAACGTATTTCCGAGGCAAATCGAGACTTTGAACAACAAAAATTAGATATTAGTCAAAGGCAAGCTCAATTGGAAAGAGAATTTAGATCATCTCTTACAGAAAGACAATTGGAGCAAGGTTCTCGAATTTTCCAAGCTCACCAACAATTAACGAAAGAACTAACTGGATTATCAACTGACGAAGCCAGGTATAAATTTGACGAAACCGCTAAACGTCAAGATAATCAATTTAAAATACAAACCGCAGAACGCGAGAAAGCTTTCAAACTCCAACAAGAAAACTTACAATTGCAAAATAACGAACGAATTGATAGAAAAGATCAATCCTTACGTAATTTTAATCTAGCGGAAACCCAAGTCAAAAATAATTTAAAAACTGAACAGGATAAATTAGGCTTGGAAAAACAAAAACTTGAAACAAATAGTGAATTACAAAAATTACAAATTGAAAATACTAGTAAAAACAATCAGGCAGAACTAGCATTGAAAGAGAAACAATTTGATCAAAACACTAAAACTAATCAGGCAGAATTAGCATTGAGAGAGAAACAATTTGATCAAAACACTAATTTATCTTTTAAGCAATTTGAAGAATTACAGTTTAGAAATAGAGCTGAAATAGATTTAGATAAAAACCGGCTATCTCAACAAAATTCACAATTCAATATTACTGCTGAGCAACAAAATCAGCAATTAAAATTAAATAGAGATATTTTTGAAGCACAAAAAGCTTCATCGAATCTCTACGGAATCCCTTTTGGAGGAGGCGCTACTAGAGCACCTTTAATCACAACTTATCGATCAGGAGGCTTTGCTACATATCGACAATGAAAACATTGGCAAATCGTGTTGCGGAGTACCGCATGTTAATGCAAAATATTAAAAATAAGCAAAAGGAATTCAAAATATCACAACGTCGAATTGCAGTGTTAGAGTTGCAAGAGAGAATGAGGAAAATACAATCATATGTAAATAGATTAGAATCACAAATTATGAAGGGTAATTTATCAAATATGCATAGTGTTAATCGTCTTTTAGATAGTGTTATTCACCGGATGGACAGTCGACCACAACCACCAATGTCATTTAATGACGTTGATCTTGTTATTGAAACACAAGATATGGATTCTAGTGTGGTCTACGGTTCACTCCAAACCCTACAAAATGAATTAGATAGTGAGCGTCATATTGCTATGAATTATTTATGTTTATTACAATTAAGTGCTTCGGATAACTATATTGCTATTAAATCAAAATATAACATTGTTAATGATGATGATATCCTTACAATGGATCATTCACTTGCTAATCATATTGCCCAAGAAGCTATTCAATGTGGTGTTAATCTAACAATGATTGATACAGTTGCTGATCTAGCTGAAGAAACGGATCCACTTATGAGTGGAGATGAACCGTTTGAGGGCCAAATATAAACTTAGATTTATTTCTTAGAATAGTTTATAACATGTATTTATTACATTACATATTTGGCCCAGGGGGCTCTATATGTGTGATTAATAATTTCATAAGTGTTAGTGTTCGGCACGTACGCTATAGTGCTGTGGTATGGATTCGTAGAGTTTCGTCCCGGCTATACAACGATATGTCGCGCGTTATGATGAAGATGTGTAATATTTTTGTCGATATTACGCCGATCATAAAACGAGAAGCAAACTTGATCTTATGAATGCATGTTATGTAGGTA